AGACGAGGGCATCTATATACAAAACCAAAACAACCTAAGAACCTGCGGTGGTTAATTGACCTGCCACAGTTGAGTTTACTTCTGGAGCAAGGGCTGGCTCTGCACCTGTAAAGGTAAGAGTGTAACCGCTTCTGTCGCCTTCAGCCGTTCCTGTACCTGCGTTACCGCCTGTAAGGTCTAAGCCTCTTTGTTTGCCTAAATACCAATATTTGTTATTGTTATCTTTAGCTACTGCTACTAATGTGTTTTGAGCAAGCAACAAGATTTCGTTTCTTGTGTTTGCTTGTAATTTGTTTAATACTATGGTCAATTCTGGAGCGTAAAAGATAGTACCATTCTGTACGTTTGCATTAACATTCTCAACTAATTGAGAAGTGCCTTTTACAAGTTCGTACTTAAAGAACTTCTTACCTGCTGCCTTTACTAAAGCGGTAATTACACCACTTGCTTCGGTAGTTGAGGTAACATCTGCTGCTGCCATAAAATAAACCTCAGTAATTCCACCTAAACTGTCTTTACAATCTAAGGTATAATTTTGAGTTAAAGCACAAGCCATTGTTATTGAATTAAATTAGTTTGAAAAAAATGGGGGATATATTTCAATCCCCCTATAAATTATGCAAGGATAAACTTCACTACTTCGTCTACAAATGCGATGTTCACACCGAATTTGAACTCTGACACGAAACGTACTTGGTCAGCTTCTTTAGCATAGAAAATTTCAAACTTTTCTTCTTCGTTCAATAAGTCAGTACCTAAGAACATATTGCTTAAACGCATAGCGTAAACTTTGTTAGTTCCGTTAAGACCTGCAACTGCAATTACTTTAATTGTAGTACCAGGAAGTACAAATTCGCTATCAGCTTTAACATCAATTTGGTAATTGAAAGAACCGCTATTTTTAAGAGCAACAGTGTAAGTACGGAATAAATCTTGACCACAGAAGATAGTCATATCGTCAGCAGCTACAACTTTAGCAGGGATTGCTTGGTAAACACCATCAAAGATAGAGATTACGTTTGCAGCAGTAATTGAACTTAAAGGTGCACCTGAGATAAAAGTTGAAGCGTTTGCAGCAACAACACCTGAAGCAGCACCGATTAACTTAACAAGACCATCGAACTTGTTTAAGTTTACGTTTACACTTGAAGTGTCGCCTTGCCATAAAGCAGTTTCTAATTGAGCAGCGATTGTCTTAGCTTTTTTCTCAGAATATTCTTGCTCGAAAGGTACGCTATCGTACATAGAGCCAGTAGGTAAAGCTTTTTGTAAATACTTAGCTTCAAGGTCTTTAGGACATAAAGCTTCGTTTACTTTAATTTTACCAGGAGTTACAGTACGTTGAGTAAAGGTAGTAGAACCAGAAGCATTAAAGCCACAAGAAGCACCATCTTGGAAGATAGCGTCTGTTTCCATAATGTTGATTTTTTCGCTTGACTTTACGCCAACCATAACGTTACCTGCGCTCTTAATAAGAGAAGCAGTTTTTGCACCCAATACAGACGAAGTTACAAGTAGAGCTTCGTTTTCTTTTGTATAGTTTGCTAATGCAGATACATCAAATCCCATTTTATTTTATTTTTATTTGTTTAATAAAGCGTTTCTAAATTTTGCAATTCTTTCGTACTTCATATCTTTTGTAGTTACGTTAGAAGCAAAGTTGTTTTTTGGTTGCGCAATAGGTTCAGCGTTAGGTGTCTTAGTAAGTGCTTCTATAAGTTCAGCTACTTGACTAAAGCCATTCTTAACTTTTGCCTCTAATTGTGCTACTTGTGATTTTAGATTTTCATTTTCAGAAACTAAAGCAGCGATTTCGTCAGCCATTTTCTCGTCCATCTTTTTACCCATTTCAGCAGGAGTTTCGTCAGCGATTTCCGCTTCTACTTCTGGAGTTTCGATAGAGATAATCTTAGCGTTCTCGTCTAACTCAATTTGAGTTCCGTCTGCTAATTGGTGTTCGCCCATTGGAGCAGGTGTTCCGTCAGCTAAAGTAACTACACCGCCAATAGCTAATTCGCTAATCATAACCTTGGTTCCGTCCATTAGGCTATATTCTGCGAATGTAACAGGTACCTCCTCGATAGGTGCTTCAATAGGAGCAGGTGCTTCTACTTGTGGCATATCTTCGAACAAAGCCCTAATTTGCATAATTGCATCTTTTGCGTTCATCATTCTTTTTGTTTAAATATTAATAAAAGATTTTGTTTATCATTTAACCCGTTGCAATATTTCCTTTATTGCATTCATAAGTTCTTGTTCTTTGCTTGGCTTTGTCTTGTAGGTAAACAACCCTTCTACGCTAAAGCCTTTAAATTTACCCTCTTTAACATCATTCCACACGCCTTCGTTGTCTACCTTGAAAGAACCAAACCAAGAGCCGTCAGGTGCATCTTCAAAACCCTTCATTGGTTGTATACCTCTACTTGCATCGGTAATAAAGCTTTCAAACATAGTAACCCCTTCTACTTGTTGGTCAGGAGAATGCATTAAGTTTACGTTTGACTGGTAGCCTCTTTTGAAAAACTTTTGAGCAATCTTAAAAATAGTATCTTTAGAGAACACCACATAGTAATCGCCGTAAGTAGCATCGCTGCGAAAAATAGGTACGTCAGCAAGCATAAGAGGTCCAGAAATAATACGCTTATCTTCGCTAACCACTTCAAAGCGTTGTTGGTTTTTAAAGGCATTCCAATTCTTTTGAATAGCAGGTTTGTCTACGAGTGCCACGTAATCCACTTCGGCATCGTCGTTCATATCCTCGCTAATGTCTAATAAATAAACAGGTAAGTCCATATTCGTAAATATTAAGTGTTTTAAATTGTTATCATTTAACCGAACCTTGCTCTTTGCTGAATAGCTGCAATTCTTTGTTGGTTACTCGTTACATCGCTTTCCACAACATAGCTTCTAATGGCTTGATTACCTATTGCGTTAATTGTTTGGTTACTTAAAGTTGTAGTTTGTGGTTGTGGGGGTTGTAAAGGTGCTGATGCTGAAACGCTTGGTGCTGCTCCACCTGAAGAACCACCTACCGCTCCACCTGCTGCGCCACCGCCTTTGAACTTAGCAATAGTTGTACCTGCAATCGAAGCAATGCCAATACCTGCTCTAATCTTTGCAACTAAAGATTGTTTAGCGGCTATTGCTGCACCAGCTAAACCAAATGCGGCATTTGCTGCATAATAACCTGCTATTTCCCTTTGTGTATCAACAACAATTTTAGCAATAGCTAAAGCCTTATCAATTACAAATATAGCATTTGCTATCTTTTCATTTTGACCTGCAAGGCTTGATAATAAATTTAGACCTGCGGAAGCTGCTTCAAATTTTGCATTTTGTAAAGATATATCTGCATCTAATTCAGCTTTTCTTGCATCTGCATTAAGCTTATTCTTTTTAGCAATTTCTGCTTGTAATTGATTATATTCCTTATCGTTTTCTGTTTCTATTTGCTTTGCGCTTTCCTCAAGTAACTTAGCATCCTCTGCTGCCTTTTTTTCTTTTTGTGCAGCCGCTAAGGCATCTAAATCAGCATTAAGCTTTAATCTTGCTGCAAGTATTAATTCATTACGAGTAGCTTCATTAATTTTAGTGTTTGCTAAAATCTCATCTTTTTCTTTAATAAAAGCAAGGTTAAGTTCTGCCTTCTTTTTTTCGTTTTCGTCTTTAAAAGTAGATAAGAATAATTGATTTCTTAAATCACTTAACTTTTGTTGTGCTTCTTTTTCGGCAGCTATCTTATCTTCGTTATCTTTTTTTCTTTGTTCTGCTGCTTGTTTAGAAGCATTTGCTCCAGATTTAGCATTATCTTTTAATGCCTCTTTTTGCCTCTTTTGTTCTTGGGCATCTAAAACCGCTTGTTGTGTTTTTAAATCTCTAAACTTCTTTAGTTCCTCATCATTTAAACCTTCTTTAGTTTTAAGCTTTGCCCTTAAAAAGTTAAGTTCGTTTTCTCCTTGTTGCTTACTAAGTGCATATATCTCCTTCTCCTTGCCACCTTGTGCAGTAAGCACTTTAATTCTCGCCTCAATACCTTCGTTACCTCGTTTAGTTGTTTTTTCTAAAGAAGTTAAAGCACGTTCTGCCTGTGATGTTACACCTACAAAATCAGTAACTTTTTCAATAATATTACTAAAGAAGTTGCCTAATTGTGCAAGTCCTGGGAATAGGTTACTAATAACTTTTTTTACCTTATCGAAATTAGCAATTACTAAACCAATACCGATTGCTAAAGCACCAATACCCGTTGCGATTATTGCACCTCTTAAAGTAGAGAACGCACTTACTACCTGCGTTTTAATAACTGTACCTAATTGCTTAAAGCTATCAATACTTTCCCCTACGGCTTGTAGTCCTTGCGATAAAGCCATAGCAGATTGTACTTTAACTAAAGTTTTCTGCAAGTCCTCATTCTCTTTGCCAAATAAAGCAGTTGCACCTTGTAAAGCACTAAAGCCACCAGCTACACCACTAAGCGAAGCAGTTAAGGCTTTGAACTTAGCATCTGGATTAAAGGCATCGATTAAACTTTTTGCATCTCCGATTTGGTCTTTAAGTTCTGCTGCCCTCTTTGCTGCGTTTACGGCTTCCTTGCTACTCGCTCCAAACTGCTCGGATAGTTTTGTTACCTCGTTAGTAGCTTCTCTTAATTGTGCTTTTAACGAGCCTAAAGCTTGGTCTTGGTTACCGCCAACCTGTATATTTATACCTACGTTTTCTTGTGCCATTAGTACGATGTTTCTATTACTTTAAGGAATGATAGTTTAGTAGTGTTGTATTCCATTGGGTTAAAGTTTTCGACCTTGTTAAGCCTAAACAATACCCCGTCTATCCAGACATACTTACTAAAATCTAAATTAAAAATGTCTACAATATCCAATAAACCAAAGCAGGTTAATAGCTTACTATCCTTGCTTGTTATCTCAGCAAGGTAAGGACTATGAAATGCGTTAAATACGTTTGTACTTGGATAAGTATTAGGACTAAATTGTAGTTCTTTAGGTGCGCCAAAGTTTATATCGTTAGTAGGATTAATAGGGTCGTCTAAGTGTCCTGCATAACCATAGCTTGTATAAGACGCTAAGTTAGCTGCTCCGTTCATTATTGTCCAACTATTAACATCTGTAATCTTCTTTGTTTGCATTATTCGTATAATGCTATCCATTCTATCTTCTGCGTTGTTACTATTTGACTTTTTATAGATAGCAGGGAATACTTTGTCTTGCCCTGTTTGTTGAAACAATACAGATGCAGCAAATATTAATTCTAAAGTGTCGGTTTCTTTTACGAAATCAAACTCGGTGTCATAAATAAAATCTCCATAACCTTCTGTATACTTCTTGCGATAGTTTTCCCCGTAGAAGTCATTATCGGTTTTAAATTTGTAGTTATAGTAACGAGCATTAATCTCACTCATTGGCTTAATGCTTAAAGGCTTTGCCCTATCTATTTTGTTAGTCCAATCTTCTGCCGTAGCTGAAGTAGTAGGATAAAAGTCCACAAACGGACTAATAACAAGTTCTTTGTCGTTAAACTTATTCTCATAAACGTAAAGGTTAAACATTTTTACAATGCTTAAAAAGAAATCTCTTTGGAATATACCTTTAGGGATTGTTTCACTTACCTTAATTGTTTCTCCTAA